TTATCATAATCCCTATCTATTACTTGTTGGATTGTTGCCCAACCAATGTTATTGTTTTCTATAATTAGTAAAGCATCATTATATTCTGTTGAAATACTCACTAACATATTACCAAAATCTTTTGTACTTAACCTACCTTTATATTCAGCAACTTGTTCTACACTCTCCACATCAATGACATGGAACGCACTATAATCTTTTCCATCACCTCTACCAACATCAGCACATACGATATAATCTCTCGTATAGTTTGGTGGTTGCCATATCCACAAGTTACCATCCATTCCTCTTTTTTCAACGGGGTCTTGACATACATTTTTTTTCATATTCTCCAACAATACACCATCAATTACTGAAGTACCTGAAGTAATAAAATCACAATCACACTCTTGTGCTGCACCTTGTATTCCTAATAAGGTATCTTGTTCATCTCTCCATTCTTGATGTCTATCTGGATGTACACTCCAATGAAGTTTGATATCACTAAACACTCCCCTACCTTCTTCTGCATCTACCCACGTTCTATGAAACCAATTACCAACACCATTTGGTGTAGAAAGAGCAATACAACTACCACCAGTTGTCAATGTTTGTTGTGATGCAGTCCATATATCATCTATCTTATCGATAAATGCTGCCTCGTCCAATATCAATAATGATAGAGCTTCGGAACGAGCTGCTTCTGGTCCACTTGCACTTGCCTTTATCTGTGAACCATTGGTGTATCTAAGGTTCAATTTGTTATCCTCAGTACATCTTTGTTTCAACCATGTAGGTAAGTTTGCATGCATAACACGAACCTTCGTGACAAGGTTTTTAGCAGTATCTTGTTTAGTTGCAATCACTAATATATTCTTATCTTGAAAAAATGTCATCATCCACAAAGAGTATCCAGCAGTTAATGTACTGATACCTAACTGACGAGCTTTTAAAATTACGTTAAACCTATTATCCACAAACTGCTTGACTGTTTTTTGTTGAAAATCATACAATGCAAATGGAATTTTCCCTTTGATTGGATGTTGTATCATACAATACTTCATCAAAAAATAGACAGGGTCTTGTGCACACTTAATGTACTCCTGTTTAATCACATCTTTTAATTGTTCGGCCATTATTTTGTTATCTGTCCTGCAAGGTTAACTGAAACTGCCGTAGCACTTACACCATATACAAACCATAACCACTTATTCTCATGCCACTTAGGTTTCACAAGTTTCACTTTATCTTTATAAAGTTCGTTTGTTTCTTTAAGTAACAGCATCTGTAATTGTCGTTTTTCTATTATCAAAGAATCCATATATGCATTCTCTTCTAACTTCAATACTACACTTTCTAAATCAGATATAGCAATTTGGGATAAACTATCGGCTTTTTCAAACCCTTGTAGTCTATTTGCCCATTCAATCACATCTGCCTTAGGCAATGTTATGGTGTCTTCAGTTTGACCAAGAAGAACACTAAACAAAAATACTATGTATATAAAATATCTCATATATATAAATATACTACTTACTAAATTTCTTCAAATATTTTAAGGCTTCATCAACATCTTGTACATCTGATGCTTCTTTAGCTTTTTTTATTTGTTTTTTAGTATTAGTTACTTTTCGTTTAAGGTTACCAACTTCTTTCTTGTTGACTTTTTTCTTCTTTTCAAGTTTCACTACTTCTTCTTCAAGTTTAGTTACTTCTTCATTTTTTACTTCTATTGCCTTATCTAACTTTTTGATTTCTTCTTTTTTCTTTCCACCAAAAAATAAATTCATTATCGTTTCAATGATTCCCATTGTTATCTCCTTCAGGTAATTTAACTCCACTATCGTAAAGCATTTGTTCAAATGATATTTGCTGAGATTCATCATACTCAGTCAAATCCATAAGTCTTTCTATAATGCGTTGGTACACTTTTGTTACATTTTCTGTATCATCACTATTAATCTTTTTATGATAATCTGCAGCAACATTACCCAACTGAGCAACCATACCCATTATTTCAATTATTAGATTTTCTGGCAGCAGCAATCTCCTTTGATTCCTCATCTATAGCCTCCTCTAATTTATCTATATAATCTTTTGCATCTTGAACTATGGCACCAAATTTCTCTTTACCCATGTCCCATTTTTCACTTTCGAGTTCAACATCTTGAACTCCAACTGAATTAAAAAACTCTGCTTTACCCTCAGTCTGTTCATATTCTACAAGTGATTGTTTCATATCTCTTACATATGATTTTCTATTCTCCAATTCAAGTGTTCGTGCATAATGCTCAAACTTCCCCGATAATCGTAGTTTATTTTCAAACTCAATCTGACAATCAAAACAATGTCCTTTAGTTCTCCAAAACTTATCGTCAAGTTTTTTCTTCATTGCTTTCTTACACTCGGGACAAAACCAAGGCATTCTAATTTCTGCCATAATATCACTTAATTCTGATTTTCTGGTTTCTCCACCTTTATTTTTTTGAGCCTTACCATCATATCCTACTTGTACATAATCTTTTTCATATTCTTTACCAGACATCAAATCCTTTAAGGCTTTGTTTTGTCTATCCATATCTTTACTATAATTTGCCATTATAACTCCTATCCAAATTTTATACTACCAAGTATCTGATTGATTGGAGCAAATGCACCTGTGAACTTATATATGTTTCCTTTATACTTAAACACTATACCCTCACTTGGTACAACTGAATCCAACCCACCAATTGCTTGTAGTTTCTCAATTTGTATTTTTAACTTCTTTAACTTTTCTACGTTACCGCCACTCTGTAAATCCTTTAATGCACTTAACATTTCTTTACGAATCTTCTGTACTGATTTCTTAGGTGATACAGCAATATATCCTTGAATATTTTTTAATATCTCTGCACCAACTGAAAAGAATAATACTTCGAATGGTTTAATATTATCCTTAAAAATTTTCTTATGGTCTTGTTTATCTGTTGATAATATCCAATCCATAAATTTAGGATTGTCTTTATAATCTTTTTTAATTTCTGCTATCTTATAACTCTTATCAAAAAATGCCCATCTTCTTACTAACTTAATAAACTGATTTGGTTTTAAATTAACCTTAAATTGTTTTGATGCGTTAAAAATATACTCTCTCCAATATGCCTCGTGGTATTCACCCAATGTATCTTTATCTTTTAACCCATATTGAGATTGTAGTTTTTTTAATTGTCCTAAATACTTACTCTTCAATTTATTAAAGTCTTGATGTTTGGGTACAGTCAAAAAGTTTGGTTTCCCAATCTTAAACATCTTTTGTATATGTTGATTCATTTGTTTAATCATACCTGCTAACATTCTAGCACTATCTTTTGGTTGTCCAATTGGTTTTCCACTTTCATCATATTCTAATGTTCCGTGAAATACAATTTCTGCAACATCGTAATCTATTACATTTGCAGTTGCGGGATACATAACCTCTAAATTCATCCATTTTTTACCATTACCGAATACTTTATCTTTTTGTTTATCACTCAAACTACCAATAGATTTTTCTAAATCTGTCATGGCACCTACAAAAGCTTTTTCAATCTCACCTCTACCACTAAACATAGATTTTATTCCACTTGTGGTTGGTGCAGTTTTACCAAAGTTTTTTATATGTCCTTTATTACGAGCTGCCCTTAACTTCCCATCAATCCAACTTACCATTAAATTCTGCCCATCAAGTTTTTCTGTAACCCCATCTTCTCTATCTAACTTTCCCCCTATACCATTAATAACTATCTGTTTCAAGTCTGAAAATGTAAGATTATTATCATCAAACGGATGTGCCATATGTCCATATGCTCCTCCCATAAGTAATAACTCCTTTGTGTATTCTGTTATATCAATTATTTCGTGAAAATCTTTTAATTTTTTAGTAGGTGCTGGTTTAGGCGAATTACCCTTACCTGCCGTTGCAGTTCCCATATCATGTGTTGGTGAATCTGCCATCTTATTATGTTTATTATCACCAAAGAACTTTACAATTTCCCACCCCATCTTATCAACAATTTTTTTCATATGTTTTTTATATTTAGGAAATGGATTAGCTACACTATCCGTATTAGATGTATCTTGATTTATTGTTCTACCATATGTAGTGGTGGATACTCTATCTATAGTAGATGTACTAAAATCAAAACCAGGGTCTTTTGCATTCTTACCAATGATATCATTAAGTACTTCCCACCCCATTATTTCTGCGTGTTTAGGGGATACTCGTTTATAATCCGAAAATGAATTAAAGAAATCATACAATCCCTCATCATCAAAAATCTTTGCATCAAAATGATTTCCCAATGCACTTACTTCTTTTAATATATTTTTTACTGATGATTGATTATAAAACTCAAATAACTTTTTGAATTTGTTAGTCATCATATTATATAAACCCTTATCGTAGTATCCAAATAACTTTTTAAATACTTTAGGTCTATCCTCATCTTTAATCTTAGGTGAACCTAATATATTTCTCATAGTAGTACCTGATACTTCGTTACTACCAACTTTCATACTTACATGCGGTGCAACTAAAAAGTATCCGTGTTCTTCGTGACCTTTTATGTTTCGTATATTCTTTTTATAATCTTGGAAGTAACCTGGTGAACCATCTTTCTTCTTACCACCACTTAATCTACCAGCATCTTTTGCTCCAAAGATATAAACAACTGCGGTAGTTTTTGGGTCAAACTTTTTAAGTAACTCTTTTGAAACTAAAGGTATTTTTTCTTTTCTAATTTTATTTTTTGGTACACCCATCTTTGCCATATGTCTTGCTTTCTCTTGAAAGTTCATTGGGTGTCTTGGTGGTTTCTTTATATCAGATGTAGTGATATATGCATCATCAACTTTAGATTGTAACCATTTAAATGTTTTGTGATGATGTGGACCATATGGTTGAAATCTTCCACCATAAATACCTATTACTTTTTTAATCTTTGACGTTCCCTCAAATATATTATCAGATTTCCAAAACTTTGATGGGTCTTGTTCTAAATCTAAAACTTGTATTCTACCTTTTTTAACTCCGTGTTTTGATACTAAAATTTTTAATACCTTTTTAGCTTCAGAGTTAGATTTAGCTTTTGTATATAATATTTCTTCTGAACTCTTTTTTGGTGGGATGCCCCAAATTACAAATTCTTTTTTATTCTCGTTTACATTTTCTTTTTTATTAGCTCTAATACCTTTAAACTCTGCACCTCGCATGTCGGGGTCTGGGTTGGTAGAACCTTTATCGGTAGTTTTTATCGGTAATAATTTTTTACCATCTTGTTTTGCAAGTCTAAATTTTAACGCAGGTCTTTTATTGATAAGTAAATCACCCTTTTCATTATAGGTAATTGACTTAACAACTACCTTCTTGTTCTTAAATCTACCCATCAAGACAACATCACCAACTTTAACTGGTAGTTCTATTTCTTTGATAAGTGGTTTAGTTAACCATTCTGTAAGTTTATTCATTTTTTTACCACTTACGGCAAGACCAATATCTTGCTTTATGTTTTGGGCCTGGATTATCACAATTATGTCTTGCCCTAAAAGATTTACGAGCTGATGGATTAGATTTTCTAATTCTCAT